AGAACAGTATAAAGAAATGAAAGAATTAAAAGAAGATGCAATTGAAGTAAAAGAAATAATTTCTAAAATCATAGATAAACTTCCATTAGGAGATCAAGATGTTAAAAAAAGAACAGAAGACTAATTTACAAATTACAAAAAATTTTAATATTTCTGAAATGGAATATTATGATGTTGTACCTCCTCAATTAATTGCAAATGCAACTGAATTACTTCAAAATCTTCAAATACTAAGGGACGCATGTGGAAAGTCTATTACAATTATTTCAGGATATAGATCTCCTGAACGCAACAAAGCTGTTGGTGGTGCTACTATGTCTCAGCATATGTTTGCTAATGCAGCAGATATTCAAATAAAAGGCATGACTCCACAACAAATGTATGATCTTGTTGAAAAATTAATTAAAGAAGGTAAGATGAAACAAGGAGGTCTAGGTTTATATCCTAGAGAAAATGGATGGATTCATTATGACACACGTGGCACAAAAGCCAGATGGAATGGTTAAAAATTATGACGCAAATTAAAGCAAAACAAATTGGCGATTTTACAAGTGCTGTTAGAAATCAATTAGTTGCTGGTACTGGAATTACCATTAATTCAGGAACAATTGCTACAACAATTACTCAATACACAGATGCACTTGCAAGAGCAGCTTTCTCAGCAGGTACTGGATTAAGTTATAACAACAGTACTGGTGCATTTAGTTTGAATGCCTCACTTTCTAATTTAAATGGAGTTTCATTAGGTACTCCAACTTCAAATCAAGTACTACAATACAATGGAACAAATTGGGTAGCTGCTACCTTTACACCAACTTTAACTGCTGGCAAAAGTATCTCTATTTCAGGTTCTACTATTAATGTAAAACCTGTAACAATTGCAACAAGTTTTAATTCTTCTACTGATTTTAACGCAGATACAGTTATGTTAGTAAAGATTACAGGGAATGTAACTTTACCAACTCCTTCCGCTCAGAATACAGGTTGTAGTTATATTATCAAAAACACAACAACATCTAATGTTACTATTACTGCTTCATTTTTAGAAGGTGCAAATTTCACTTTAAATGGTGCTTATAGTTCTTTAACAGTAATATCAGATGGCACAAACTGGATGATTATATAAAATGACATGGATTAATTCAGATTTAAATAAAATTGCAAAACAAATAGAAATGGATGTTATTAAATTTGATTATAACACTCCTTATAACGTTTCAAATGCTGCTGGTGGCACAAATGCATATAATATGGGTTGGACACCTATTTTATTTACAAATAAACAAACAATTGCAGGAGTAGATTTTTTACCTGTATATACTTACACAGCAGTAACACCTAATGTTCCTTATTTTAAATTAACAGATTTAGATACTGGAACTTATATTTATATTTTTGATGTTTCTTTTAATTATAAAGGTCATTCAGCAAATGAAGCCTGTCAAAGATATTGTTTATTTTCTTCTTCGGGTACAGTAGATAGAATTTGGAATGTTAGTGGACTCTCTACGAATTATGGAGCTTTTCAAGCTGTTTCTACTGCAGGCGCAAATGATCCTTTGATTGGTTTTGATTATTACGCTCAACAAGGAATAAAAGATTATACTTTAGATTTAAGTAATCCTGAGAAAACAAGATGTATATTCTTTTTAGGTGGAACTGCAAGTGGAGCAGCTTTTACCAATCCACTTCTAACTAATTTTTCTTTTATTATTCGAAATGTTAGTACTAGTGTTACTGGTGCTTACCCTGCAGGTACCGTTAATAACGTTCAATTAACCGTAAAAAGGATAAAGAAGGTATAGTATGACTTTTATAAATACAATAAGTGCTTCTTTAAATGTAGTACCACAGTATGCAACATTTATAATGCAAACAAGTACGGCTCTTTTTCAAAGAAAACATAATACTATTTTAAATTCTACAATAACTTCAGTTGGATCTACTGCTTTAAATAATATAATAAGTTTACCTCCTGGATTTAGTTATTTTGTAGAAGTTTATTATTATGATCCATTTATGAATATAACTGATATAACTTGTGGAACCGCTTCTGTTACAAAAAATATTAATATTGACGAAGGTTATGCTTGTGCAACTTTTGATTTACAAGGCTCTTCAAATTCTAATTTAGCAATTGTTACTTCTAATACTGTAACTGCAAATAATACTAACTCTTGTTTTATTATTGTTTGGCAATTAGGAGGTATCTAAATGACATGGATCAATGTTTCTTCTTATCTTTCTCCAGTAAGTATTAATTCAGATTATACTCAAACTTCAAACAACCCTGCAGATGTTACAATAAGCAACAATTACGAAACAGCTGCAAGCAGTACTTATAAGTATTTGCAACAAAATATCAATAGTTATCTAGATAACACTGCAACTTCAAATATCATAACTATATCTTATAATAATAATTCCTCAAAAACCTTTTATGACACATATAATGTGTATGTAAAAGCAACTGGATTGTTTATAAGAGGAGGCGTAGATATGGGATTGATTTCAACAACTAGCTCTTTAACAAGAACTTATACGAATTTAACAAGTTTAACTTCTAGATCTATAATTTATTACAGGATAGTTTAAAATGCCAAAAATAAAAGCAAAACAAATCAGTGATATAAATTCCACAGTCACAAGTGTAATAAATACTACATCTATTAATGCTTTATCAGATGTCGATACTACAACTGCTGTGCCAACAAATGGACAAGCGTTAATTTGGGACAGTACAACTTCACAATGGAAACCTAACACATCTAGCGGTGGTGGTACAAGAATTGCAATTACAAATAAGACTAGTAATTTTGCAATCACTGATCCCGTAGCATCTTCTGTATATGAAGAACATTATACAATGGATAGTACAAGCGCATTGACTTTCACACTACCTACCGCCGTTGGTAATAATGGTCTAACCTATCATATTACTAGAATTAATACTGGATCCGTTACCGTTGCTACCGTATCCGCTCAAACAATTAGTGGTTTATCAAGCATTTCAATCCCTACTCAATGGGGTAATCTGACTGTTCGCTCTAATGGATCCAACTGGATCATCTGCTAGGAGCAAATATTATTATGAGCTACATGATTAAACATCCTATCAATGCAAAGCCATTTAAAATGGCAACCGCATATAATAATGTAGATTATACGATTCCTGTCGGTGTGCCTTACAGTGTAACTTTATCTCTTAATACACTTGTACAAAGCACAGACATGGGGTTGACTTTAAATGCAAATACAATAAATTTAGTAGCAGATAAAACTTATCTGATTTATTTTAAATCAGGTCTGACAAATAGTACGGTAAATAGATCAGGTGACATATATATACGAAAAAATGGAGTGAATGTATCTAGTCAACCAATAGTGTTTGCAAATACAAATGCGACTATTATTGGTGCAAGTGCTTGGACAACCCCTAGAAACATAGCTATGGCCGTCTTAACCGCATCAGCAGGGGATTATATTTCTTTTTTCTATACAAGAACATCAGGCAATAGTTATGCTGATACTGTAAACTCTGCTTCTACCAAAGCATTTATATTGGAGATCGGATAATGACATATATTCCAAATTCACAAGCAACATACTTTTTAGACAATAGTACAAGTTCATGTACTCTTGGTACCACAGTATCAAATGCTTTCCAAAGAAGTGTGAATATGCCTTGCTTTTATAGTACTAACCAAACACACATAGCAAGCCCATCCGCTATCCATATTTTAGCAAATGCAATAAATGATAGTGATGGAAGTGCTGTACTAGCAAGTATAGGTTTAACACCGTCAGGTCATACAAACAATACCAGAATAGGCACATCTCTTGCACACAAAGCATCTATCATTATGCTCCCAAATACAGTTCTTACATATCAAGATAAGCCGACACAATTAACCTCATCAATCCTTGATACTGGGGATGTTGTGACAGCGGATAATTTAAATGTTTTAATTATTTCTTGTGGAGCGGTATCATGAGTTTTCAACCTATCCCTTATCTTGATTGTCACATCTGCGAAATTGAAGTTTTAGCAACAGAATCCGTAAGTTCAATTAGTACTCCTTTAAATTTAGGAAATATCCTTGTAGATACAGGAGGACAAATAAGTATAACTTCTAATTATATCAATTTTCCCGCTAATATGGAGTTTTTCGTAAAAGCTAATCTTATATGTCAAGCTCCCAACGGTGGGGTTACATCAACAGGTTGTAATCCAACATTTTATGATGCCTCTAACAATGTATTAGATTACCAAGCTATTGGATTAGGTCTTGCACGAACAGGAGCTAATTCGGGAGTTTGGTTTGCATCCGTAGATTGTTTTATGATGCTATTTTCATCTGTATCACAAAGAAGTGCAAGAATATCTATAGCAAATGTTAGTACCACATACCCTATAACTGTACCATATAATAGCGCAACAAATTATATTCCTAATTCATCTATTACAATTCTATACAAATAAACATGCAAATAAAATCAAAAACTTTTATAGGTCAAGAACCTGTATATGATATTAGTGTTGATTCGCCACATCATGATTTTCAATTAGAAAATGGTGTAGTCGTTTCAAATTGTTTTAACAAAGCACATTCAGTTTCTTATTCTGTACTTACGTATGTAACTGCTTATTTAAAAGCTAATTATCCAGTAGAATTCTTTACTGCGTTAATGAGTACTAGATCTAAAACCTTACAACCAAAAACTTGGGCTGTTAAAGCTCCAGAGTATATTAATGAAGCAAAACATTTTGGGGTTGATATATTCCCACCCGATATTAACCGTAGCAGTTTTGAGTTTACTATTCACGATAACGAAATTTATTTTGGATTAAATGCAATTCGCGATGTTGGTGGTACTGCTGCAAAGTATATTATTAATGCGCGTGGAAATACGCCATTTAAAGATATCTGGGATTTTATTAATCGAGTAAATACTCAAAAGGTTAATACTAAGGTTTTTCAAGGTTTAGTAAAAGCAGGTGCATTTGATAAATTAGGTTATGTGCGTTCAGAATTATTAGAAAATGTAGATTCTATTTATTCTTATTTAAAAGAAGTAGAAGAAGTTAATCAAAGAAAATTAGATATTATAGAAAGAAATAAAGAGAACGAACGTTTATTACCTTTAATAGAACAAAGAAATTTTCTGCGTGCAGAAATTATAAAACTAAAAAAGAAAGTAATTAAAAATCCAAATGATTTAGAAACACAAAGGAAACTTAATCAATATGAAACAGAACTTCAGCCATTAGAAGAAATGGAATTAAAGAAACTAGTAGATCTTAAAGAAAAAGAACTACCAGTTAAACCTGAATTAAATAGAACAAAAGAAGTTCCAATTACGATTACTAATATTCTTGATCAAGCTTCTTATATTGGTTGTTATATTGGTGGACATCCTTTGCATTTAACTAATATAAATAGAGAAGATTTAGATACCTTAGAAGAAGGATTTAGATATAGAGTTGCAGGTGTGGTAGTATCTAACAGGGTTATTACTACTAAAAAAGGAAAGAAAATGGCTGTGCTTGAAATTGATGACTCAACAAAAGCAGCAGAAATAGTTATCTTTCCACAAATATACGAAACATTTGCTTCTCTAAATATCAATGAAGGCGATATTATAATTGCAGATGTTAAATGTGAAGAAACAGAACCTGATTTAAAACTAATAGGAAATAAATTCCTTAAACACATATGGGATATAGAAGATGACAGTAACCAGAAAGACTTATTATTGGACTTCGGAGGAAGAGCAAATCCTTTTTAAATATCAGGATTCAAAATCAATAGCTGAAATTTCAGCTATTATTAATGAATATTTTTCAAAAGGAATTCCAGGATTTCATTGTGAAAGAACTTGTGATTCAGTAAGAAATAGATTGCATAGAGGAAGAGTTTCAAACTTTCCTACCTTTTCCAAAGTAGATCCTTATCAAGAGCGATGGGATAATATTAAAAAGAATGTAGAAGAATTTGTTATGTCTTCTGAGAGAATCATTACGGGAATTACAGATCACCAATCAAGAAAAATTATTACTTTTAGTGATTTACATATCCCGTTCTTCTTATACGAAGATATTAAACGTGCGTGTCAAGTGCATTCAGATGCAGATATTGTTGTTTTAAATGGAGATATTCTTGACGGATACATTTTTAGTACATATAGTAAATCAAAACGAGTAGCTGCTATTAAAGAATATATGGCAGCATTTGATCTTGTTTATTATTTGTCTAGCAATTTTAATCAAGTTGTAATTGTTTCTGGTAACCATGATGCAAGAACTTCTAGAGCTTTAGCATCTAACGGTTTTGAACAAGAAGCATCTCAAGTATTTAGACCTGATTTGTTAGGTCGAATTGCTGCTGGAGAAGAGTTAGATAAATACGGAAATCTTGTAAAAAAACATGACTTCAAAAATGTAGTTTACGAAAGATTTGATTCTTGGTATGTAAGAATTGGAAAGACTATTTTTTGTCACCCTGATGGTTTTTCCAACTCTTACCCTGGAGCTACTGTAGTAAAACTTTTAGATCACTTTACTGCAAGAATGCCAAACGAAGACTTTGACTCTATTGTTGTAGGACACACTCATAAACAATACAAAGGAATAGTTGGTAATAAATTGCTAATTGAACAAGGTGCTATGGCTCATAGATTACCTTATCAATTTAAAGCTGATCTTAAATTTAAAAATGCCGTTAATGGATACGCGATTATATATCAAGATTCAGAAGGCAATACTGACTTTAATTATTCTACCCCAGTGTATTTAGGTACACACTTACCAATAAAGAAAGGCGCTCTCTAATGGACGCAAAATCAACACAAGACAAAGTACAAGAACTTGTCAATATTCTTCAAGCTCATGAAATGAGAATTGAATATAATTTCAATGCAATGCTTCAATTATCTATGTTAGTAGAATATTTATATGAAAAGCTAGCAGAACAAAAGATTGAAATCAACATGGAAGGATTCCAAGATTTTCAAAAGCAAAGATTAGAAGAGATTGATACTTCTTATAAGGAAATGAATGAAAATCCCGAATTAAAAGCAAAAGTAACAGAAACTATTAATGAAATGCAAAAAGAAATCCAAGAAAGAATTAAGCTATAATGTCTTGGTCTTTTATAAACCACATTACTAATTATTTAGATAGACGAATTTTAGACGAACAAAAACATCCTACACAATGGCCATCAGAAGCAACTTCAATAATTAAAAATTCTCATGGAGAAGAAGTAATAGCTGGTAAATGTAGAAGAGCAAATTATTTTAGATATCTTATGGATCTGTATTCATTTGATGATGAATCTTATTCAAAAGACATTGATTTAGTTAAAGCTTTACATAAAAATACAATGCCTCCGGATCCATATGTAAAATGGATCTGGAAACAAGGTGAAATTTATGAACAATACTGCATAGATCTAGCAAAAGAAGCTGGCGTATTTATTGCAACACAAGTTGCAGTTTATATTCCAAAACTAAATGTTTCAGGCAAAATAGATTTAGTAGTAATTAATCCAGAAACTCATAAATACCATATTATTGAAGTAAAATCAGTATACGGTTTTGGTGCAAATAGTGTGATGGGTACTGATGCTGAAAGAAGAAAAGGTGAACTTGGTAAACCAAGAGACTCACATTTAATGCAAATCGGACTCTATCAATGGTGGTATGGAAATGTGCATAATGATTTTGCAGAAGCATTATTAGTTTATGGTTCAAGAGATACTGGTAGATATGCTGAATACAAAGTAACAGTTGAAAAAGCTGAAGATGATTTAGATTATATTTTTTATCAAGGAAACAATCCTGTTACAACAACAAAAGTTAACTCTGGCATCACAATGCAAAGTATTTGCGCACAATATAAATTAATCAAAGATTCTGTAGATTCAGGAATCATTCCTAGTAGAGATTATGAATTGATTTATTCAGATGAGAAAATTGATTTGCTCTATAAAAGAAATGAACTTAATAAAACCGAAACTGCACAATATGAGAAAAGATTAGCTCAAATTGCAGAAGGTAAAGAAAAATTAAATAAACAAGTAGAAAAAGGAGATTGGCAATGTGATCTTTGCCAATATAAAAATATCTGTTATGACAACGAAAAGAAACCAAGAGAGCTTTAGCTATTTTGTTAACTTAAAAAGAAACGCAATAGTAACTATTTACGGTCCATATAATAACAAAGAAGAAGCATTAAATATTTTCCTAAACATTTCTAAAGAGTTTAGAAAAGTTTCTGCAATGACCCTTTCGTTATATGAATCAAATGAATCTCAAAAAAAGAAACTTTTACTAAAACAAAATCTAACTTACTTTGGAGTAATTTAATGATTTATGAAAAAAACTTACAAACGTTTAAAGAACTGAATCTGTCAGTAAAGGATGTACTACTTGTTCCTGATTGTGGAATCTTAAAATCAAGATCAGAAGCATCTCTTTTGCCATATATGTTTTCTGCACCTATGGATACAGTAACAGGATATGATTTGACAAAAGTAATGATTGAACACAATCAACTACCAGTATTAAGTAGATTTTTAAATGAATCTGAAAGAATTAAAGCGTTCTTTCAGTTTTCAAGTTATAAAAACAATTTTTGGTGGGCAGTAAGTTCAGATTTTGATTACGAAAAGAATTTCTTAGAACAGTTAAAATCACATACAGATTTTAATGAAAAGATTAATATTTGTATTGATGTTGCACATGGCGACACAGAACATATGCATGAAGTATATTCTAAATGGAGAAAACTTTCATATGTTAAAGATATTATGTCTGGAAGTATTGCAACTTCAACTGCAGCTTTAAGATGTATTGATTCTGGTTGCAACTATCTTAGAGTAGGTATTGGGCCAGGTGCTGCATGTACTACAAGATTAGTAACTGGCGTTGGTGTACCTCAATTATCAGCTGTTTTTGATATTTATAATTCAGTAAGTAAAGCAAGTTTACTAGATGAAGTAATGATTATTGCAGATGGTGGTATTACTTCTAGCGGCGATGCAGTAAAATATTTTGCAGCTGGCGCGACTCACATCATGTTAGGAAAATTACTATCTTATACTGAGGAATCAGCAGGTTGGGATATGCCTAATCTAGTCACAGCAATGAAATTAAGATCTAGAGAAAAAGTTAAAAAATATAGAGGCCAAGCAAGTAAAGACTTTCAACTATCTCAATATGGTGTAGCTAAAAATGTTGAAGGCGAAAGTTCTCAATACTTTAATCCCAAATATACTTATAAAGAATTACTAGAAAAATTTAATGATGGTTTACAATCAGCAATTAGCTATCTTGGAATTCAAGATCTATCTGATTTAAATCCAAAGAATGTAGAATTCAGAAAAATAACAATGAACGGTTGGCAAGAATCAAATGTCAATTTAACCTAGAAAAATAGCGTTAATAATTACACAGTTTTTAGTGTAAATATTTACATTGTTTTTCTTTGTAAAAATGACATTTACAAGCTTTAGCTAATCGCTAAAAAGACAACAATGTAAGTACTTGATATATTTGAATAAAAAAGAAATATAAAAAACTTATTTGTATTTTAAAACACAAAACTATACACAAAAAGTATAATAACATGTAAAGGACTCGAATATGTATGTAACTGATATAAATGAAGCAGTCACACTGCTTCGTTCAAATTTAAAAGAATATTTAATAAAAAAACTAGGAATAGATGCAAGCTCATCTAAATTAAAATGTTTTGCGCATGACGACAATGATCCATCTATGCATTTTAATCCTAAAACTGCAAATGAAACTGTAAAATGTTTTTCATGCGGATTTACTGGTGATATATTTGCAGCTGCAAATATACTTGATAATTTACCACTTAATGGTCCAGAGTGGTTGCATGTAACCATTCCTACATTATGTGAATATTTAAAGATTCCATATTCGCCAGGAGAACTTTCTCTTTTAGAAAAAGAGAAAATAAATCTATATAAACTTGCCGCAGATATTTCAGATATTCTTTCTAACCAAAGAAATGTAGATATTCCTTATTTGGTTGAAAGGAATTGGATTCAACAATCATGTGTAATTGGTCAAATCTCAGAAAGTGATTTGATTGCTCAATTAGTAAAGAAAGGCTGGGAAGCTTCATTTATTAATCAAAGCAATTTTATTAAAACCAAATTTCATTCATTCTTTGGTTTGGATAAAATCACTTTTGCAATTAAAGACCATGTTAAAAGAACTATCGGTTTTGCATGTAGAAATCTAATAGTAAATGATCATCAACCAAAATATGTAAATAACCCAGAAACTCATATTTATAAAAAATCACAAGTACTTATGGGTATTGATGTAGCTTTACAATCTGCAAAGAAGAATGGCTTATATATTTTAGAGGGTCAAGGCGATTTGATGCAATTGTATAGATTAGGGATTACTAATGCAGTTGCAGTTTGTGGAACAGCATTAACAGAATCACATCTTATTTATCTAAAGACTTTAGGCATTAAAAAGATTTTCTTAAACTTTGACTGGGATAAAGCAGGTTATGCAGCTACTCAAAGAATCTTAGAAAATATTCTCAAAGCAACAAGTGGTATATCTTGTTATGTAGTAGTACCACCTAAAGGATCTCAAGCTAAAGACCCAGATGAATTATTAAAAGCAGTAGATGATCCAGATGTCTATTTGTCTTTAGAAAAGGTGTCATCTTTTGACTGGTTAATGAAAACTTTTAGTGATACAGAATCTCCAGATTCTATTTGCATGAAAATGATTCCTGTGATTGCTGCAGAAGATACAGCAATCAAAAGAGAGTTGTTAATCAATGCATTGTCAAAGTTTACAGGTATTAGCGAAACCTCAATTAATACAGATGTAAACTCTATTAGAAATAATAAATTCAATGAGAAATTAGATAGATTAAAAGGCGCGGCAGAAAAGTATACTAAAGAGGTAGAAGAAGATCCTGATGGAATCAGATCCCATATGGCTAATCATGAATTAGCAATTGAGGCTATCGAAAAAGAATATAGAAATAATACTATTGGCATTAACTACCAATTAACTAGATTTGATGCAATTCAACAACAAAGAGAAGAATCTACATCTGATGAACAAGCTACCTCATTTAAAATGAATTACTTTAATTTTTTTGAAACTAGTTTAGCAGGTGGTATGAATTGGGCATCTGGTTGTTTAGTATATGTAGGTGGTCGTGCTAATAGTGGTAAAACTGCAACTTGTTTAATGATTGGTACTGACATTGCCAATAGTGATGAGAATGCATTAGTAATTATTCATAGTACAGATGATTCATATGAACAAATTGAACCACGTATTAAAACAAATTTATATAGAATGAATACTGTAAATCCATTACCATTAACTATTGGTATGATGGTACAACCTAATATTAATTTAAAAGATAAATCTCAAGAATATAAAGAAGCTTGGGAAGCTACAAACCAACGTTTTAGAGAATTAATTGAACAAGAAAGATTAGTTATTATTGATTCTGAAGATGGCGCTACACTCTCTGTATTGGAAAAGAATTTAAGATATTATAGACAACGCTATCCTAATAAAAAGATAATGCTTATTTGCGATAATACTATGAATTATATGGATTTTCTAAATCTAGATCAAACTGCAAGAATTACTCAAATTAGTAATATGCAAAAGAATCTAACAGTTAAATATAAATGTTGCATGATCGCTACTGCAGAGTATAGAAAGAATATGCCAATGGATTATAGTAAATTTAGATTACCTGTAGATGATGATCTTGCTGATGCACGTGCATTAATGTATAGACCTAATATTATTTTCCACGTATACAATGATATTCATGATCGCAAAGAACATGCAGAAATTTTCTGGAATGATATAGATGGTAATATGCGTCCAAGATTACTCTTGAATTTTACTAAAAATAAGATATCTTCATTTAAAGAAAAGATGTTCTTGGATTTAGATCCTACAAGTGTAACTTTAAAACCAGTAAATCCAAAAACAGCAACTGACCAAACCGAAAGATATAGAGAACTTAAAGAACAAGGGATTGTAGAATCTGATGGCAAAAAAGTTCTCTATGTAGAAGCTGATGATTATGAATCAGAAGATAGCGAGGATTAATGAACGACAAGTCTTTAGGCATTTATGTTAACTCTGAAAAGAAATTTTATTATCTTGAGTCTGGAGATAACTATGTTGCAAATACAATTGATAGAATTAAAAAAGCTTTAGTAGCAAGAGGTATTATTAAAACACCAACAGGTGCTTCGTATGCTCCTCAAGGATACGAAATTATGTCTTGTTTGCAAGCTAAAGCTAAAGACTATACAATGACACCTATTTTTATTAGTAAAAATGTAGAAGAAGCATTTAGTTCTAAAACAGATAATACAAAAGATAGCATTTTTAAATGAAAATAGAAGTTAGTGAATTAAGGACTTACTCAGTTTGTCCGTATCTTTATAAATTAAACGCTTTGATAGACTATCAAAATGAATTACAACTTGCTTGTAAAGAAGTAGTTGAAAAATTTGTTTTGCTTCAATTGCGTTATGAAGATGAATTTGATTTTGATATTGAGTTAACAAAGATAATTGCAACTGCAGTTAATAGAGTTACTAAAAATATCAAAGACGAACGTCAGAAAGAGCAAAACATAAACTTATTCACTAATACCCTAAATATTTTTATTTCTAATTATTTTGATAAATTCCCTAGATCTAGATTTGTACCAATTACTGGTCATTTTAATCCAGTTGTGCAAATAAGCAACACTCTAATAGAATTAGATTTCTGTGGAGTCATAAAAGATTTAAATACAAAGTCTATACATTTTTTATGTATGCTGCCAAATGTAAAAGATACAAATTTAAAATGGGACTTAGGAATAAATGCAACTTTAATTTATGGTAAAAGGTTTGCAAGTGAGTATTTAAATATTGCAAATATAAATGTTTATATACATGCTTTTGATATCTTTTCAGAAAACAGATTCTACAAAAGTCCAAATGTAATGTATTACAAAGAAATACGTTTAAAAGACTTAGATCAAGAAAACAAAAACTTTTTAATTTCACATGTTAAAAAGTTAGAACAAGAAAAACAATTTTTAAGAATACCTTATTGCGTCAACTCAAGTTGTCCAAAAAGAAAGGAATGTCAAAATGAATCATGGTGAATTTATTTTAGCTAGTAAAAACAGAATCAAACTTCCTGAAATTACTTTTCAGGGTGGTCCTTGGACTCATTTAGCTACAGCTACTAGAGGTTTTAAAGAGTATGTAGCTTTACTACATGAACCTTCTCAAGAAATTTATCTTGAAGAAATTTCAGGATTAGGTCAATTTCAAAAGATCGAAAACGAAACTGAATGGCAAGAACTTTTACAATTCTTCTTTAGTAAAGGTGTTGTTGGTTTTGTAAAAGATAGAGAAGTTGTAACTGGAAAATGGGAAGGGTAAAAACTGCATGGAAAAATCAATTTTTCCATTACGAAGCAGCATCTGATTTTCATAATAAAGTTAGAGAAATTTTTTGTACAGATACATATTTTAAACAAATTCAATGCTATCAAGAAGTTTTAGTTTCATCTCTAGTTGAAACTTATCCTAATAATTTAGATGCAGTTGACTGGTATATAGAAACTTTGAATTGTGTTATTGAACTACATGGAGAACAGCATTACAAAGCAACAAGTTTTGGAAACCAATCAGCCATAGAAAAACGAATCAATTTCAATAATATAAAATACAGGGATAACAAAAAGAAGACTGCACTATTAGATTCTGGTTATAATTATATTGAGATACCGTATAAATTAAAGTATAAATTAGATGCAGAGTTTTTAAAAACTCTAATTTATGAATCAGGAGATAATGATGGATAAGAAGGAACTACTAGAATTAGTTGCAGCGTTGGAAATAAATGAATCTGACAAAGAATTTAAACATTACTGGAACCCTTCAGATATTAAATTCTTTGGTTTAGAAAGTCGAACTATTTGTTTTAAAGATGAGATTGATAAAGATTCTGCAACTGCATTAATTAGCCAATTAATGGAATTAGATAAAGTAAGTCATGATCAAATAACTTTAATCTTAAATACTGATGGTGGAGAAGTTTCTTCTTCTTTAGCAATTCATGATTGTATAAGAAATATAGAATCACCTGTTATTATTTATGTTACAGGAATTTGCGCATCAGGAGGATTAATTATTTTGGCTGCTGGAGACTATAGGATAGCTAGTGAAAATAGTTTATTCTTTTATCATCAAGTGGTTATGTCTTATATAGAAGTTCTGTCTACTGAACAAATTCAATCAATGCAGGATTTATATAATTTAAATCAATTACAAATGGATAGGATTCTAAAAAAGAGAACTAAAATAAAAGAAAAAGATTGGAAAGAAAGTTTTCAAGGTAGAACTAGTTTTTACTTTACTGCAGAACAAGCACTCAAATTTGGTTTTATAGATTTAATAGATACTCCTGAACCTAAAAAATATAAGTTCAAGATCAAGGACAAAACAAAATGACTACTAGAGGAAGAGGCGCAAGAATTAAAGGTGCAAGTTTTGAAAGAGAACTTGCAAAATACATTGCTGAAAAAACAGGACTTGAAGCAAAAAGAGGTTTAGGTCAAGCTAGAGTTGGTGGCAAAGAGATTGCAGATGTTGAAGTAGAATACATTCATGTAGAAGCTAAACGTCAAATTAAATGCAATATAAAAGCTGCAATGAGACAGGCAATTGATGATTGCGCATTAAAGAATAAACTTCCTGCAGCAATTACAAAAGATGATAGGGAAGAAGCATTAGTTACAATGCTTCTTGATGATTGGATTCAATTATTTAAAGCGTATATAGAACAACAAAAAAACAATGCAAACTAAAACTTTTCCTACTGATACAATTCCTATAAAAATAGAATGTGATTATGATGTGTTTGTCTATCATTATAAAAATGGTAGAGAAAGTGAAAGTTCTATTCTTTTCTTATTAAAAGTATTTGAAGAAACCTTCTCTTATTGGTCTCAGATTATAAAAAGTAAAAATTTATATGAAGATTTCACAATGTATAGTGTTTTTAAATTCTTAGATAAAGATAACAAACCAATAGGAACAGTAGAGAATAAATTAAAAGTTTACTTATCAT